GAGAGATGATTGTTTGTGGGGGGGGAGGAAAGGTGTTTTTCCCCCCCCGGATTTTTTTGTTATTCTATAGGCAGGAAGGGGGCGTTGCCTATGGCTGAATTTCAAAGCTTTAATCCCAATCCCCGCGCCGCGAAAGTCGGCGATTGTGCAGTCAGAGCTGTGGCAAAGGCTCTTGGAATTGACTGGTATCAATCATACGTTGAGCTGGCCAGCGAGGGGCTGACCCAATGCGATATGCCTAGCGCAAATAACGTATGGGGCGCGGTGTTACGGCGGCACGGATTCAGGCGGGCGGCAATCCCGGCGGAATGCCCGGACTGCTACACCGTAGGCGATTTTATCCGGGAATACCCTGACGGGATCTACGTTGTCGCGCTGAAAAACCACGTTGTTGCCGTGGAAAACGGCGTTTTGTACGATACTTGGAACTCAATGGACGAAAATCCTATCTATTTTTGGAGGCGTGAATGATGGCAAACCCTTATATGCAACCCAACTACCAATCCGGCTATTTTCAGCCCAACTATTTCCAGCCGCAAATGCCAATTGGGCAACCGCAGATGCCCGCACAACCCCAACAGCCGCCCCTTGATGACCGAATTTGGGTAGCTTCGGAATCTGCGGCGGAGGCGTTTATCGTCACGGCAAACGGATTTGTGCGGCTCTGGGACAGCAACAAGCCTGTATTCTACGAAAAGCGGACGGACGCGCAAGGGCGACCAATGCCGATTGTAGCGTATGAATACAAAATCTGGGACGCAGGAGCTACTCCGGAGGCAGTCAGCGCAGGATTTGAGCAGCGGCTTTCCGCTGTAGAGGAACGGCTGAACCAGCTGACGGATGGAAAACGCGATGCCAAGAAAACGGAGGTAAAACGCAATGATGCCTAATCCTATGCAGATGATTTTCCAATTTCCCCAATTTATGCAGCAGATGAGGGGGCAAGACCCGCAGCAACTGCTTAATCAGCTTGTGCAGAGCGGGCGTGTAAACCAGCAGCAGCTTAACCAAGCCCAGCAAATGGCACAGCAGATGCAGGGGCAGTTTGAGCAATTCCGGGGCATGTTTGGCTTCGGAGCGCCTAGAAGGTAAACAATAATCTGGCCGGATTTTGTTATATTTTTCATCTTTTGAAAGGAGAACAAAATGAGTATTACAGCAAGTGAAATGACCCCCGCTGATATCAGAGCTGTCACCGATGGCAACAACGGCGGCTATGGCGGAGGCTGGGGCGGTGATTGGTCTGCATGGATCATCATTTTCCTGATCTTCGGCTTCTTTGGCTGGGGCGGCAACGGCTGGGGTGGAGGCTTCGGCGGTCGTGGTTCCGGCGCTGGCGTGGTGGACGGGTATGTTCTCGCGTCCGATTTTTCCAACATTGAGCGGAAAATTGACGGCGTGAACAACGGCGTTTGCGACGGCTTCTATGCCATGAATACCGGTATGCTGAATGGGTTCGCAGGCGTGAACCAGAATATCAGCAACGGTTTCCAGGCGGCGGAGCTTTCCCGGTGCAATCAGCAGGCCGCCTTGATGCAGCAGCTTTTCCAGATGCAGATGGCAAATCAGGAGTGCTGCTGCGAAAACCGCGCCGCTATCCAGGGCGTGAACTACAATCTGGCTACCCAGAGCTGCGACACCCGGAACACCATCCAGAACACCACCCGTGATATCATCGATGCCATGAACTGCGGTTTCCGCTCCATCGACCAGCGCTTGACTGCCCAGGAGCTGGCGGCGAAAGATCAGAAAATCGCCGATCAGAATCAGCAGCTCTTTATGGCGCAGCTGGCCGCGTCCCAGAATGCCCAGAATCTCACGATCAAGGGCTATGTGGAGAACCAGTTCGCGTACTACAATCCCCGCCCAGTTCCCGCTTATCAGGTGCAGAATCCCAACTGCTGCTACGGTAACGGCTACGGCTGCGGGAGTGTAGCGTAAGGAGGGACTAGCATGGCGGTTGAACTTACTGCGAACGCTGTCCAGGCGGTGCCCGCCGGACAAAACGTGCTGTTTACCGATGCGCCGGTGAAATGCGGGCGGGGGTATGTTGTTCACCGTGAAGGCGCTGGGCTGGTGACACTTCGGGGCATTTGCAATGGATGTTCCCCGATTGCGCGGTATCGCGTGCTTTTCGTGGGAAACATCTCCGTGCCTACCGGCGGAACCGCTGGGGCTATCAGCGTAGCGCTGGCGCTGGGCGGTGAAGCGCTTCCCACCACTACGGCGACGGCAACACCCGCCGCCGTGGGAGATGCATTCAACGTGGCGACCTCCGCGTTTGTGGATGTTCCCCGTGGGTGCTGCGTAGCGTTATCCGTGCGCAATGTCTCCACGCAGGCAATCGATGTTGCCAACGCCAATCTGATGATTGAGCGCGTGGCCTAGGAGGTGAAATTATGAAGCACTGGGAACAGTTGAGAGATACACTTTGCCGGGAACTGGACGAAATCGCCGAAAAAGGCGAACTGTCCGCCGGTGATCTGGAAACCGTGGACAAGCTGACGCACACCATGAAGAATCTGGACAAGATTATGATGGGTGAAGGATACAGCAGTGCCGGGGACTGGTACGCCATGGGCAACTATGGACGGGATGGCTATAGAGCCGATTACCGGGACGGCGTGAGCTATCGAGGCCGTAAACGCGATAGCATGGGGCGCTACAGCCGCGCAGACGCCAAGGAAGATATGGTGGATAAGCTGCGGCGTATGATTGATGAAGCGCCGGATAGCCGGACGCGAGAGGCTCTGGAAAAGGCCGTCCGTTGTATGGAGGAGTAAAAAATGTTGGCAGAGCGGGATTTGCTGGAAACAATCGAAGAATGTAAAGCAGTGAAGCGCCCGACGGCGGCAACATGCCAGTTGATGGCTTCGTGCTATACCATTCTAGATCACATGTTCCCGGAATATTCCCGCTCTGCTGATGTTTCCCCCGTAAGCTTGTATTCCTCCGCTCCTGCGCCACAAAATGATGAAATATCCGGGAGCGAGTTCGCAATTGCCGCAAATTCAGCGGGAATGAAACGGCTATTAGAAGTGATGGACGAACACATGGAGTGCATTCGGCTGATATACCCCAAAGAATACGCGGCGATTATGCGGCGGCTCAGAGAATGAGCGGCAAAATTCCGTTGCCAATCCGTTGCCAATTTGCACCCTAAAAACGTACCGCACGCGGGAAAATATTAAAATCTGTGGTAATATTTTCACGTAGAATAGTTCGAAGAACGTGGGAATATAGCTGATAAAGCAATAAAAAAGCCCTAGAATTGATTTCTAGGGCTTTTTCTGCATGGTGACCCGTACGGGAATCGAACCCAGCACATTATTCCTTAAACATGTTGCCACTCTAATGGATTCTATTTTTCGTTTCCAATTTTGTTGCCAATTTTACCGTTCTCCGATGGGCTGGACGAGAAAAAGTTCCGAAAGCCCTGCGCCATTTGGGCAATATCCTTCTGCGCTACGTGCGTGTAAATTTTGTGCATCGTCTCGTCATCTGCCCACCCGCCAATTTTCATTGCTATCTTTTTCGGCATCTGGAGGTGATAAGCCAGAGACGCGAAGCTGTGCCGCAATCCGTGGTTCCCGACTTTCGGCAGGCCGTTGGCGGAACAAATCTCGTTTATCCTTGTGCATATCCACCCGCCGGTCAGGTTGACGACATAGCCTTCCTTGTTATCAACTGCCTTTAGTGCTTCCATCAGCGGCTCAATAATCGGCACCGTGCGCCGGGAAGAATCGTTTTTATTCTGCTTCTTGTGAACCAGCTTGCCGCCGTCCCCGGCCACTCTTGCCCCGTGGACATATATTATTTCGTTCTTGAAATCGACCTTGTCCCACGTCAGCGCCAGCATCTCCGACCTGCGCAAGCTGGATAATTCCAGCAGGGCGGCGATTTCTATCGATTCCCCTTTTATGGCTTGCAGGAACACCGGTATCTGATCTGGGTCAAGGTACGGCTTTTCGTTGTGTTCCTTTTCCGGCAGGGTCACCCGCGGCCTGCGTCCGGTTTCCTCGAATATCGCTGCGGAAATCAGCATCCACACGTTTTTGATATATTTCGGGGACAGCGATTTTGCTTCCCTGCGGATGGCGGCTTGCCACTGTTCGTCCGTGGTGGTGTACACGTCAGCCGCCATCATGCTTTGGAAACGCTGCTTGCGGTAGGATTCATACGCATAAATCGTTGACGGCGACTTGAATCCCTTCCGGGCGGCTATATATTTATCAAGCGTGTCCCCCAGCGTCTTCCCCCGCTTACCGGGCGCGGCCTTTGCTTCGATAACGCCGTTTTTCAAAGCGAGATATTCGGCCACGCATTCATCATATGTATCTTTCGTAATGGATACGCGGCGATCCTCTATCAATACACGTGTGTGCCACGCCCCGGAGGGGAGCTGCTTAATTTTTGGGAGCCTGATTTCCGGCTCCTTTTTTCTTTTTGCCATCCCGTTCACCTCCACTTAAAAGCTTGTGGAAAATCAAAAATGCCGTGAGCATAAAAACAGCGGCGATTCCTGCCGCGCCGAATAAAATTACCGCAGAAATCTTTTCGGAGCGAATCAGCCCCATTTCCGTGTTCCGGGCATCCAGCACCATATAGATTATGAGTACCGCCGCCAGCAGAATGTTTAACGCGCACTGCCCGTAAATCAAGGGCTTATCTTCCCTTTGCGCGGATGCAAGCGCACTGTCTTTTTCTGAAAGGGCGTCGCTTTGCTTGCGGATTCTGGTATCCCGGGCAGATATTCCCGCCTCCTGAATCCGGCTCCGATCAAGAAGGCGGGATATTGCGTTGTCCTTTTCTTGCAGCATTTCATCCTTGTGATCGAGTTCCAACTGCAAAAAATCCACGGTAACGGAATCGTCGCTTTTCTGCGGGGAAAGCCCGATAAGCTCGTCTGCGGATAATTCCAGGCTTGCGCATAGGGCGCACACGTCCATGAAGCCCGGGTTCATTAGCGTACCGGCAAAGAAACGGTTTAGGGTTGTTCGCGGTATTCCGGTCTCGTCGGCCAGTTGCTGAATGGTTTTGCCTTGCTGCTGTTTGGCGGCCTTGATTTTTTCCACCAACGTCAAGCTTTGCTCATGCAGCGCCAAAATACGTTCCTCCGTGGGCAAAATAACTCGCTCCTTTCCATTTTGGCACACAAAATCTACGCCGTGTAAACGGATTGTACGATTTGCGCGTTTACTTTTATAGTGGTAGGGACTATGGTAAAGGTGCAACCGGCAAGGGACACACGGCGTTACCGGCGGCAAGCCCCGCCACCTTGTGGCACGGGTGGCGGGGCATATCAAAATCAGTGAATTTTCTTATAGGTAACTTCCAGCCCTGTATTGGGATGATATTTCCACGTTACGGTTACATTCTTACTATTGTATGTTTCGGTTTGCCTTCCATCGGATGCGGATGTTTCGTTCATCTGATTGAAAAGAGAATCAGGAAGCCCCAGCAGCCCATTGATGGTAGGGATTGTAACGTAGGCCTCGCGGCAATCAAGGCCAGAATCGTCATAGTTGTACGGATTTGTATCAACGCTCAAATAACTGCCATCCGCCCCTACTTCTGCCCATGTGGAATCACATAGGGTATCGTATATCCACTTAAAATCAGGTTTAGTGGCTCGCTGAATGAATATGAACGCTGCGACAAAAATTGCGACCATTGCAATAATTGCCGGGACAAAATAGCTTTTCTTCTTGGGTTCGGCTTTTTGCTTGGGTGGAGCATTTAGATCAGCGCCGCAGTTATCACAAAATTTTTGATTTTCTCTTATGGCAGCGCCGCAGGACGGGCATACCATTTGTGGGGTATTTTGTTCGCCTGATGTTTCGAGTTCATTTGTTGAATCTTCCATAGTGATACCTCTTTCTTTTTTATTTTCTACCCCGGGGCACGGGATATACTTTTGCAACGGTGACCATACAGGAAAATAATACCACGTTCGATACATATTTTCAATGAATAGAAAGATTTTTTGTGCAATTTTTTAATTAGTCCGATTTATTGGACATTTAGTGTGCTACTGCATGTTATGCAAACAATTGTTCTAAATATAAAAGGAGGAACGGCCAGTGGCGAAAAATGCATTGCGAAACAGAGTAAACCGTGATATAATGGAAGAAAGGAGAACATTACCGAACATTCGTGAACAGTTGGCGGAGAATATTCTTTCCCTAACTGATGAACAGGCTGCATATGTGCTAAGGAGGGTAAAATGTTTGTTACAAAGCGAGCGCTCAGAAAAGAGAATCGAAAACTAAAAGAACTGCTTCAAAAATGCCAGAATCTGCAAAGCGAAGTCAAAGACTCCTGCCTTAATGCCAACTGCATTCTGTGCGAACACTGTGTAATGCCGCAAAGCGACTTGCCATTTGTTTTGGTTGGATGCAGGTTGGAGCGTGCCTGTGCCCACTTTTCACCAAATCAAATCTGTAAGGAACTTCACAAGCAATGCGGAACAGACGCCGAGGAAAAAACCGATTGCCTCGTGGAAAATGGCTGACCGCCATTCCTTGTGCCGAAGTTCCTTATAATTTCGCCCCTTCTCCGTCAAGCAGAAATCGCTGTGGGCGTCGTTCACCCATTCGATACAGTTACATTCGGCAAGGTATGCCAGAATGCCGGTATAATCTGAATAGCTGTGAATTTTCTTTTCATCAATAACGCCCATCCAAGCTATTACGTTGTATGTGTTGGAGTTCCCGAGCGGGGGATTGGCAATCAGGATATCCAGCACATATTTGGAATCTTTCGTTAATCTCACAATAAATTTATAGCCTCCTTGATAATGTTGGAAAGCTTACCGCACTGATCGCCGGACAGGCTATCAATTAAATCCAGAAGTTCCCGTTTTTCGGGGCTGACCTCGCCATTCGTGGCGGGGTCTTTTTTTGTTTCCTCGCCCTTGAGATACTCAACGGTGACGCCGAAATAAGCCGAAAGCTTGGCTAGTGTAGTATCATTCGGCAGTTTCCCTTTTTTCCAACCGTTGGCGGCGGCATTTGATAGTCCAATAGCAGATGCTACCCCAGAGGCGGACATTCCTTTATTTGCGCACAGCTCACAGTAGCGCATATAAAAATTTGTTTGTTCTTCGCCTTTTAAAAAATCTACGGTTACACCGAAATGATCGGCAATTTTTTGTAATGTTGCGTCTCTCGGTTCTGCCCCGTTCTTCCATCTTGTTACAGATGGTTTGCCAAGTTTTAGTTCCACGGCAACAGCGGATGGGGATTTCCCAACGGAATTACACAATTTAACATAATTTTCGTAAAAAGCCATAATTAACACTCCTGCATTTTGTGCAATGTGACAAAGTTGCGTTTGTTATCACTTTTACAGTTGACAGTTACGTTTGTTAACGCTATAATAGCACTGTGAGTTACGAAAGTAAACAAAACCCCAGACCCAGGGCAAAAAATCCTGCGTCAAAGCTATTCTGTTCCTCGCAAGTACATAGTAGCACACTTTGTTAACTTTTGCAACCACAAAATGACTGCGGCGGGAAAGAAAAAACGCCTGCGGACAATCGCAGACGCTTTTCCCCCAGATTTTTTACCGAAACACGGCGGCAACCCGGCACGCGCCGAAATTACTTTATCGGCGGCTCCCGGGCAGTTGCATTAGGCCGGGAGAAATGCCGAATCCGTAAATTGTCTTACGGTTCTTAGCCGTGCCAATCACTTACAGCATATCTGGTTGCTGTGCTCCATGCGCATCATGCAGTTGCCTTAGTTCGGAACGCCAGAGCAAAAAGATTGCTTCGCCAATGGCTCCGCATCAAATCACCCCTTTCTGTTGTTACACAGGGAACGCATGAAATTGTAGCACGGTTTCTCGCCGCAGTCAACATTTTTAACTAAAAGGAGGAATACAATGCCCGAAAAATGGACGGGGCGGCTCATCGGGCGGATGCACAATGAGCGGATCACCTATGAGCAGCTGGCAAACGAAATGGGCGTGAACAAAGCGTACATTTCCATGATTCTGAATGGGAAGCGGAAGCCACCCAATATCCAGAAGCGGATGGAGACCGCTTTGGAAGCAATCATCAAGCGGGAGCGAGAGAAGCAATCTCAGAAGAAGGGAGAAATAACATGAGTACCTCCACGATTCTTTCAATAATTGGAATGGCGTTTGCCTGCTATTCGTTGGGGTACAGCGTTCGGGGGCTAGTAGATTGCATTGCTCCCAAGGTAAAGCCCGCAGATAAAGAGAGCGAGGGGAAAGACAATGCCTAGAATCCGGCAGTATGCCGAGCGCTACGCAGCGGAAGATCTCTGGAAGGAAATCGACCGCTGCTGTCCCCTGGCGGGGATTCAGAGTGATAACGCTGTAGCGCTAGAAGAAAAAACCGGGGTAGACCATCAGACCCTTCGGAACTATCGGAAGGGCAAAACCGAAATGCGGGTAAGCGTCCTGAAAAAGCTGGTGACCACCCTCCACCCCAACCCGGCGGTGATTCTGAAAACCCTGGGGTACTCTGAGAAGGAGATACGGGCGTTTGCGAGGGAATTGCAGTGATCAGCCACGCGGTGGCGTAGCGAGGCTGAGCAGTGGTAGGCGCTGCAAAGGCGAGGATAGCACGGGGAGGCGAAGCCGCGGCTTGGCACCGAGTGGCTGAGCAAGGGCTATGATCGGCTCAGCGGCGCAGCGCACAGCGTCGCAAGGGCATTGCATAGAATCGCTAGGCGAGGGCACGCACAGCAAGGGCACCGATAGGGACAACAAAGCAAGGCAGAGCAGAGGCAAGGGGAAGCACAGCTGGGCAAGGGCACTGATATGGTGCGCGTTGCAACGAGAAAACCGCCCCCGGGCGTGCGGAACACCCGAGAGCGGCAGTCAATGGAAATCATCTTTATTTTACCAAAAGAAAGGAAAAAAGTCAAATGGAAATCAGCAAAATCAAGGCAAGAATCACATTTTTTGAGGAACTTCTGGGTACGTGCAGCGGAAATAAGGAGCTGCACCGGGAGTTCATCGCTTCCAAGGCTCCCGACGCCGAGAGCATGGAAGAGGAAGTCGCCGCAATCGGCGTGGACGGCATGATGGAGAAATCCATGACGGTATTCCCCCGGGACGAGAACGGGCAGCCGTTCCTGTATGACTACCAGATCAAGGGCTTTTTCAAGGATTCCTGCGGCGTTCTTCGGAAGGTTCCCGGCACAAAGGCCAGCAAGATCAAGGCGTACAAAAAGGAAATCGACGGCCTCCTGTTTGTCTCCCCCCGAAAGATTCCCCTGGACCTGAACGGCGGCGAGATTGGCGTGTGTGAGCGCCCCCTCCGGGCATCCACGGCGCAGGGTGAGCGGATTGCCCTTTCCAGCAGCGAGACAGCACCGGCAGGGACTTCCATTGAGATTCAGATCGATTGCCTGACCAAGGACATGCACGATCTGGCACTGGAATGCCTGGAGTACGGCAAGCTTCGGGGTATCGGCCAGTGGCGAAACAGTGGGAAGGGACGCTATACATACGAGCTGATTTAAGGCGCAAGGGCATAGCCTAGCTTGGCCTCGCTCAGCAATGGCCTAGATATGAGATGCGTTGCAGAGGCATGGCAAAGCATCGAAATCCTATGCAATGGCGCAGCACAGCACAGCTCGGAAAAGCATGGATTTGAAATCTACGGCAGAATGCCGAAATTGAAAGGAGTTATTTATGGCGAAATATAAGTGTGGGGATAAGGTGCGGATTGTGAGCAAGAACCCAAACGCTATCGGATTCACCGACGCGATGGAAAAATACCTTGGCAAGACCTTAACCGTAATAAATGTGTGGGAAAGACCATATGGACTTTCCACCTACAACTTCAAAGAAGCAACAGTTGGAAATCCTTCGATGGATCTTCCTCGTAAAGTTTCCCATTGGAACTTCGCTGAAAGCTGGATTTCTGGCCTTGCCGAGCCTGAGCGGGAACCCTGCACCGTGGAACTCCGCTTTGACGGGATGATTACCACGGCCACGCTGAAACGGGGAGGGCGGGACGTGAAGACCGCAGAAGCCCGGTGCAATCCGAAGGATATCTTCAGCAGGGCGGAGGGCTCAAGGGTCGCCGTTGAGCGGCTTTTTGAGAAGAAGCGCAAGGAGGACAAGCCAAAGGAGAAATCCAAATGACCCCCAACGAAACAACCCAGCTTCGCACCATGGCGGAGATGAACCGCCGGTTGCGCCGGGAAAATGAGCATCTGCGGGAATCCCTTTTGCTGGAATCGAAGGAAAGCAAGGCATTTGACGACGAGAACGTGGAGCTTTTCGACGTAGTCCACCGAAATCATGAGGTCAGGGGGTGATGGTATGGCAAGCAGGAATAAACCCGTGGATGCCCGGTGGGAGCCGGTGCCGGAGAACCGGAAGCCGTTCAGTATCAAGGAATGCGTTTTCCGCGTCCTCCCCTATGCGGGGCTGAATCTGGTGCTTTTCTGGTGGCAGCAGGCCGATTTGCTGGCAGACAGGGCGGCAGTTCCCGCAATGTGGGTGTGCGCTATCCTGATGGGCGCCGGTATCGGCCGGTGCATCAGAGGGCGATAAAAAGCCGCCCCCGATGTTACAGCACCGGGGACGGCGATACAGAGACATTCATCATCTACCCATATACAGTATATCAAATGGAGAAAGGAAAGTCAATGGACGTTTTTGATAGCATGGAGCCGTGGCGACAGGCTGAACAGTTGGCGGCGGATGCCGAATCCCGGGAAGCGGTACTCCCGAAGTGTGCCAGGTGCGGATATCCCATCACAGACAGCAAACTGGTATATATCCCGGCGCATGATGAGTTCTACTGCCTGGATTGCATCGATTCCATGACGGAATTTAACGAGGAAACGGAGGTGGAGGAATAATGGAGGACGGAATCATCATCAGCGAATCGGAAAGATTCGAGGATATCTACATTGGGCCGTACAGTCGAGTCAATGTTCCGGCTGTCATTTTCCCGGATTATAAGAGGCGCGTTGCCTACATTAACACTCTTGCTTCAAAGTTTTGGAACGGCGAAAACACTGTTGGGATAAAAGTAAGCAAGAACTACATCGTTTTTATTCCGCAAAAAATTGGTAGAACATTAAAAATCAACAAAGTTGGTGGGGGCTTTTATATCAGCATAGGTAGCTTAGGCGGAATTGTCCCCCCCGGGGCAAAATACCGGGCATATCCGTACAAAGGCGGTATCGCTATAAAACGGTTTGAGCCGTTGCAGGAGGATGAAGAATGATACGGAAAATTCCAACCGCGCCCATGAGCAAAGAGGAATGGACAGCGCTGCGCTCTACCACCATTGGTGGTTCGGATGCCGCCGCCATTCTGGGGCTGAACCCCTACAAGTCACCGTATGCCCTGTGGGCGGAGAAAACCGGGAAGGTCATCCCGGAGGATATTTCCCAGAAAGAGGCGGTACGCCTCGGCACGGACTTGGAGGAATACGTAGCAAAGCGGTTCACAGAAGCTACCGGGAAAAAGGTGCGCCGGGAGAACTACACCGTATTCCGGGACGATATGCCCTACGCCCACGCCAACTACGACCGGCTGGTCATCGGTGAACGGGCAGGATTAGAAATCAAGACCACGAACGCGCTCCACTTGAGCAAATTCAAGAACGGCGAGTTCCCGGCTACTTACTACGCGCAATGCTGCCATTACCTTCTTGTGTCCGGCCTTGACCGCTGGTATCTGGCGGTTCTGGTTCTGGGTATTGACTTCAAGGTGTTCGTCATCGAGCGGGACGAGGCAGAGCTGGAAGCCCTGAAAGAGGCGGAGAAAAGCTTCTGGGAGAACGTTCAGAGCGAAATGCCCCCGGCCATTGACGGCATGGATTCCACCATTGACGCCCTGAACGCAGAGTTCCCGGCCAGCGATCCGGACACCGAAGTGGATTTGACCGGCTGCGCCGTTGATTTGGCGATCATGGACGAATGCAGCCAGCAGATCAAGGCGCTGGAAGAAAAGAAAGCAACCGCTCAGGCGCGTATCATGGAGACCATGGGAACCGCCGAGCGGGGCGGATACGGGAGTTACAGCGTCACATGGAAGACGCAGAAACGCTCCACGTTCGATAGAAAGAAGTGGGAGAAAGACCATGGAGAAATCCCACAGAACTATTTCAAATCTTCGGAAAGCAGAACTTTCCGGTTCAAAAAGGAGAATATTTAATGGCAAACGTGATTCAGAATGCCGCCGCTTCTACTCAGGCGGTAGCGAAAAAGAAAAACCCCAGCAGCATTCAGGACTACATTGAGGTGATGAAACCCGCCATTCAGGCGGCGCTGCCCAGCGTGATGACCCCGGAGCGGTTCAGCCGCATTACCTTGTCGGCACTGAGCGCCAACCCGAAGCTCAAGGAATGCACCCCTCAGTCTTTCCTTGGCGCTATGATGACCGCCGCACAGTTGGGCTTGGAGCCGAATACCCCTCTTGGGCAGGCTTACCTGATTCCCTTCCGCAATCACGGCCAGATGGAGTGCCAATTCCAGCTTGGCTATAAGGGGCTTATTGATCTGGCCTACCGTTCCGGTGAGGTTTCCATCATTCAGGCGCACACCGTATACGAAAACGACGAGTTTGAGTATGCCCTTGGCCTTGACCCGAAGCTGCGGCACGTCCCCGCCAAGAGCAACCGTGGCAAGCCCATTGCCTACTACGCCATGTTCAAGACCAAGGACGGAGGCTACGGATTTCAGGTTATGAGCATCGAGGAAGTTACCGAGCACACAAGAAAGTTTTCCAAGAGTTTCGGGAATGGCCCGTGGCAGACCAATTTTGACGAGATGGCAAAGAAAACCGTTCTGAAAAAGGTGCTGAAATACGCCCCGCTGAAATCCGACTTTGTTCGCGGTATGGCTCAGGACGGCACCACAAAGACGGATATTTCCTCCGACATGACAGATATCCCGGACATGACTGAGTACATCGACGTTGACCAGGACACCGGCGAGGTGATTTCTCAGGAGGCGGGCAATGCTTAACCAGATCAGCGTTCAAGGGCGTCTTGCCCGCGACCCGGAGCTGCGGAGAACAAATTCCGGCAAGGCCGTGACCAGCTTCACGCTTGCCTGCGACCGGGACTTCAAGAACCAGCAGACCGGCGAGAAGGAAGTTGACTTTATTGAATGCGTCGCATGGGGCGGCACCGCCGAAATGGTGGAGAAGTACTTCCATAAAGGCCAGATGGCCGTAGCGACCGGCAGATTGCAGTTGCGGGACTGGACGGACAAGAACGGCCAGAAGCGCCGCACAGCGGAGATTCTAGTAAACAGCATCTATTTCTGCGGCAGCAAGGAAAGCGGCACTCAGGCCAGCTCTGGGGCTGACAACGGATACAGCGCACCGGCGTATCAGGCTCCCGCCCCTGCGGCGAACTTCGCGGAGCTGGATGGAGAGGACGAACAATTGCCGTTCTAGGCCGGGAAAAGCAATCTTTCCCTAAAAAGATTGACAGTACAGTTTGCATTTTCCCTTGGCGGTGGGAGGTGAAACCGCCAACTCCAAAGGAATGAGCGAAAACGTGGCAAAAGAAGTTTTCAGAATCGCCTACCCGAAGACCGGCGCGGAAAAGAAGAAGTGGGCGAAGGAGTACGGCATGAATGCGTACTACGCCGGGAAGCACTGGGCATTGCGGAAGAAAGACGCCGAGTTATGGCACTGGCTGACATTGGCGGCTATGAACGCCCAGGGCATTCGCAGAACACCCTTTAAGCTGCCCGTAGCCGTGACGTTCTACTGGAATGACCGGCTGGATATCGACAACCACGCAATTATGGGAAAGATGATCGTGGATGCCATGAAAGGCCGTGTCATCGAGGACGACAACCGGCGCTGGCTGAAAAGCGTTTCCCACAATTTCCACGACGAGGATTACATACAGGTTGAAATACGGGAGGTAAGGCCGTGACACAGTGTGAGCGTATCCTGCGGCATTTGCAGGACTATGGAAGTATCACCCAGGCCGAGGCTGTTACCGAGTACGGCTGTTACCGGCTGGGTGCAAGGATCTGGGATTTGAAAGCGCAAGGCGTACCCATCAAGAGCGAAACCGTCACCGGGAAGAATCGGTACGGAGAGCGGACGTGCTTTGCGCGGTACTCCATCATTAAAGAGGATTAGATAATGGCGATTGAATATTTCTGCGCTTATCACAGTTATCTGGACAGTATGGAGGAACTGAATGACACGGAGAGGGGGAGGCTTTTCACGGCTTGCCTAATCTACAGCAAGACGGGCGAAGCACCGCAACTCCGTGGTAATGAAAGATTCGTATTTCCAACTTTGAAAGCACAGATAGACCGAGATAAGGCAACATACGACAGCCGGTGTAAGAAAAACTCCGATAACATCCGCAAACGATGGAATACGGACGTATACGATGGCGAACAACCGTGTACGAACGATACCAAGACAAAGGAAAAGGAAAAGGAAAAGACAAAGGAAAAGGCAAAGGATAATTATATACCACCTTCGGTGGTTTGCGGTGAGCTGCCGAGCAGCCCCCCGCCTGCGGCGGTGCTTCCGCTGGTTGACGGAACGGATTTTGAGATTTCCGTGGAGACGGTTGCCGAGTTGTCCGGTCTGTATCCCGCCGTGGATGTAGCCCAGCAGTTGCGGAGTATGCGTGGCTGGCTTTTGGCAAATCCCAAAAACAGAAAAACAAAAGCCGGGATCATGCGCTTTGTCAACTCCTGGCTCTCCAGGGAGCAGAATTCGGCTAGACCTGCGGCAAACCAGAAGCCGGGCGGCTATACCAGCGGCGTTGACCGTCTGGCGGAGATGTACAGGGAGGAATTTGGAAATGGATAAACAGGAAGCGTACCAGATTCTCACGCTTTTACAGGCAAATTATCCCGATTCTTTCCGGGGAATGTCCAAAGAGGCGGCAAACGTGAAAGTCAATCTTTGGGCGGATATGTTCTCCGAGGAGCCATTTGAGGCCGTTGCCGCCGCTGCAAAAGCGTACATAGCCACGGACACCGGCGGATTTATGCCAACCATCGGGAAGCTGAAAGATATGCTCCATCGGATGCAGTCGCCCCAGCAGATGACGCAGATGGAGGCCTGGGGGTTGGTTGCGGGCGCACTGAGAAACAGCGTATACGGAGCGGATGACGAGTTCCGGAAGCTTCCACCGGCGGTACAGCGGACGGTGGGAAGCCCCGCCCAGCTCAAGGAATGGGCGCTGATGGACGCAGAAACGGTGCAGTCCGTGGTTGCATCGAATTTCCAGAGATCCTTCCAAGTGTGCCAGAAGCGGGAGGACGATTACCAGAAGCTCCCCGGAGCGGTAAAGAGCTTTATCGCTGAGCTGGCCGGGAAGATGGACTTTGAAATGCTACCGGAAGGCGGTGGAGTATGAAAAACGAAGTAGACAGGGAAAAGGAACGCCCCGGCCAGTACATCGATTCCGAGAGCCCATTTTGCAGAAACTGCACGCGGGACGATTGCCCCACCAACGGGGACGGCTGCAAGGCATGGGAAACGTATTTCATCGATAACTGGAATAAAAACATCATGAAACTATGGAAAAGCCACAAAAAACAACGCCAATTTTTTCGGTATGAACACCCGGATTTGGTGAGAGAGGGGATTGTTATCGAGAATGAATGACTTGGAGCAGATGGCAATCGATCGCCTGAAAGCCGCCTCTGATATGTCGCTCATGGCGTATCAGCAGCCTTTGGTTATCTGCATTTCCGGCGGCAAAGATTCCGGGGTTATCACCGAGCTTGCGGTACGCTCCGGCATCCCCTGCGAGTTCCAGCACAACCACACCACGGCCGATGCCCCAGAAACGGTGCGATTCGTGCGAAGCGAGTTCAAACGACTTGAGGAAAAGGGCTACAAATGCACCGTGAATATGCCCATGTACAAGGGGCAGCGCACCTCCATGTGGAGCTTGATCCCTCAAAAGCTGATGCCGCCTACCCGGCTTGTGCGGTACTGCTGTTCCGTCCTGAAAGAAACAGGGGGGGCAGGGCGGTTTATCTGCACCGGAGTTCGCTGGGCTGAATCTGCATCCAGGAAAAACTACCGTGGAATCTACGAAAAACTGGGCGCAACCAAGGATAAAAAAATCATTCTTACCAACGACAATGACGAAAAGCGGATGCTTTTTGAAAACTGCCGCTTGAAAGCAAAGCGAGTTGTGAACCCCATTATCGACTGGGTGGACAAGGACGTGTACGGCTTCCTGGGAGATGCCAAATGCCCTATGAATCCGCTTTATGCCGAGGGTCGATGCCGGGTTGGGTGTATCGGCTGCCCGCTTGCTGGGAAAAAACAACGTGAAGCAGATTTTGTAAGATGGCCGAAGTACAAGCAACTCTACCTGAACGCCTTTGAACGGATGTTGGAGGAACGCAAACGGCGGGGCAAGGAATCTAGCTGGGCAACCGCAGAAGATGTGTTCCGCTGGTGGATGGAGTACGATGCGCTACCGGGGCAGACAAGTATGGAGGATTTTCAATGAGCAAGGCGAAAATGTACGGCTGTTTCAAGCCGGTGAAGCGGAATTGCACCCCGCCAAGGTGGGGGAAAGTCCCTCGGGGGAATAAAGGGAAACAGAAAGGAAATGGGAAATGAGCAACGTTGTAGAACAGCTTACGCCAAACCCAGTAAGCCATGAGCATGGAGAAAATGGGTGCTGCAAAAACCCGAGGGCGTGGGAAATGGAAATGATGCACCAGGTATGTGCCGCCGGCCTCCACGATGCGGCCAATTGCTTTCAGAATGCGCTTGAAGCAAAGTGGGAGCTTGAATCTCAGCGAAAAGTGAAGCCGAAAACCAACGGTGACAGAATCCGGGCTATGACGGACGAGGAATTAGCAAAAATCCTTAACGGCGGATGCCCTCAGGGAGGAGCAAAGTGCAACGGGCACTGCGGGCTCTGCTGGCTCGACTGGCTTCGATCCCCTGTGGAGGAAAGCCCCTCCGGGGAATAAAGAAAAACAGAAAGGAAATGGGAAATGAGTGGAGGCAAAATGCCTAAGAGAAAATGCACCGGGGCGAATTGCCCAATGCAAGTCGGGTGCGTTGTTCCGGAAACTTGCCCAGAGCCGGAGAAATGCCGGTATGCCACGTTCCCTCAGACCAACGCCGACCGCATCCGGAACATGACGGATGAGGAGATGGCTGACTTTGTGGCAACGTATGTGCACTGTGAAGACTGCTGGCTAGTGGATAACTGCGTGAACTGTGGGGACATGACCTGCTACGATAATATTTTAAGCTTTCTCCACTCCCCGGTGGAGGAGACGGAATGAAAGTTCTGATAGCCTGCGAGGAATCGCAAACCGTGTGCAAGACCGTCCCCGGGATTGCAAAAGCTATGGCGGAACAGTGGGGATAGACCATTTTCGCGAGGTCACGGAAATGGTTTAACCGCCTCGAAATCGACACTGTTAGGAGAGACCAATGACAAGAAAACGTTTTGTAAAACTGCTGATGTCGAAAGGCGTTAAGCGGAACAATGCAAACAGGATTGCGCAAGAGTTCCGGAAAGGGTCTTTGCCCTATGAATTTGCATGGATAGCTTTGGAGTGGAGATTTTTGGGAGAATGAAAACAAGCGATAAGCCCGGGGCATCCCGGGCGGGAAGGAGATAACAATGGCATTTATAGAATTGCACTATAACGATGCTCCGTATCTGCTGAATTTGGACATGATTATAAGCATAGTGCCAGGAGAAAACAAAAAGACAGAGCTTTTTCAGCAAAATAGTGACGAGCGTTTTATATGTGATGAAACATATAAAGAAGTCGTGGAAAAGTTAGGAATAAAAGCATAGCTTGACTTGCGCGGAGGGAGAACTATGGACGAAATCAAATTGAAGCCCTGCCCGTTTTGCGGGGGAACGGCCGGAGCTATAGGGGACGGTGCATTTGACGAAGATAATTGTTTTTGGGTCAGATGTTGGGAATGCGGCGCAGAAACTTCCGCTTATGAATCTGTGGAAGAAGCTAAAGAGGCATGGAACCGGAGGGCTGAGCATGAGTAAAGCGGTACTTATCAGCATCCGCCCGGAGTGGGTGGAGAAGATTGCCAACGGTGAAAAGACACTGGAATTGAGAAAAACAGAGCCGAAGCTGGAAACGCCGTTTAAGGTTTACATTTATTGCACTGCCGGAAACCTGAGTTATGAAGTTAGTAACGGAATGTTTTGCAACATTAGCGGCGGGAGAGTGGTTGTCGGAGAGTTTGTGTGTGACAAAATCGGAATCATTTGGGGTGGTGGGTATCTGAAAATGCCGGAAAGTGCTTTTGCCGGAAGCTGCTTAAATATGTACCAGATAGACACATATCTGGACGGCAAAGACGGGCATTTCTGGCACATTTCCAACCTAAAAATCTACGATAGCCCGAAACAGCTGAGCGAATTTACAGGGCTGCGGACGAAAAGGGATAGCATGGAACTGTACATGCTAGAACGCCCGCCCCAGAGTTGGTGCTATGTGGAGGAATTGCAATGAGCGATTACATCAGCCGGGAAGCGGCGATTGCCGTAGCCGAAGATGCGCAGAAGAAGCTGTGCCCACTTGGCTTGTGGGGCAGAAGATTCGCGTTTGATAAGGAACAATATGATTTATGGCAGGAACTCATAGAAAAATTGGAGGCTATCCCCGCCGCCGATGTGGAGCCGGTGCGGAACGGGCGGTGGGAAGAGTGCGACTGGGTTGACGTGGACGAGCATGGGTTCGGTACAAGAAGAACCTTTAAGGCAGGATTGCGGTGTAGCCAGTGCGCTTGTGTTTTCAAAAAGGAGCTGCTTTGGAAACGAAACTATTGCCCCAACTGCGGCAGCAAAATGGATTTGGAGGATGACAATGGCACATGATTTTTTGGGAAATGAATTAAGCGTTGGAGATGATGTTGTATTTCTGAATTACAACGGAACTTCTGCCAGCTTAGAGCGTGGAAAAATTACAAGAGTATCAGAGCATACAGCAGAAATCAGCGGCAAACGTAGAGCGGAATACAAGATTGTCAAGGTTAATCCTGTGAAACCCACGATGGGTAACACATGGATTTCGTGCAGTGAGAGGCCGCCGGAAGAACTTGAACCTGTAAATGTGGTGTGGGTAAATCACAACCCAATGCCGTACTACCGGTACATGAAGGACGTTCCGCAAAAAGCGACTGCTGTCTATTACAGGGAGGCTTGGTATTGGTGGTCGTGTGTTTGCGAAGATTTGCTTGTAGAGTGCGGCGCGAACGAAACGGATCAGGTGGATGACGATATTGAAATCACCCACTGGCAGCCGCTTCCTGAACCGCCGAAGGAGGAAAACGATGAAACGATTGACGGTTGAACACTGGCAAAATCTTGATCCGTGGGAATGCTGCGGGCAGGATAACTATTGCATACGCCCCAGCAATAAGCCGGGTGGGTGCCGAAATGGCTGCATCGTGCAGAAACTCTATACTCGCCTTGCACAATATGAGGATACGGGGCTTTCGCCGGAGGAAGTAAAAACGGAGCGATGGATTCCGCGCAGTGAGAAATTACCTGATGCCTTCGCATCCGTTCTGGTTGAAATGCCCGGTGAAGAGCCATTCCCGATAGTGCGAGAAGGCTACATATCCGATGATGGAACGTGGGTAGCAGGGAACTTTAAGCGAGAGCCGGGAGAAATTACGCGCTGGAGGCCAATGCCTGCGCCACCGAAGGGAGGCGATGGAGAGTGACAGACTGTTTCAACTCCAGTTGCCCTTTCCGGGATAATTGGAGCAGCAACCCCTACAAGTGCGAGTGCGTGGCTTGCCCCAACAGGGTTACAAAATCACATATTATCATGAGCAACCGAACGCTGGTGCAAGAAGAAATTAAATATCTTACGAAAAATGGAGGTATTGGAAATGAGTGAAAGGCAAGAACACCGCCAGCGCCTTAATGCTAGAATTGCTTACGCCGCCGCTATTGAGCGGTGGGCGAAGAATCAGCCGTCACGCATTCGGTTCTTTGCCGTCAGACGCTGGCTGAAAGAGATGCCGAGGAAGGAGAATTTTTATGAGGCTGATTGATGCTGATTTACTTACAACTGAGATTATAAAAATTTCTGGCGTTATACCTAATTTTAATGAGGATGTGGCGCTTTGCTCGGTCGATAGCATGCCCACCGTGCGAGCTGTATCACTCGCAGAGTTTACGTGTGTGCAGAAGCAGCTGATTTCGCGCAACGCCCAACTGCTGGACGCGAAAGAAAAAATGAAATCCATGGTGCCGGTTGTCAGGTGCCGGGACTGCATTACATTTGAGGAAATAGGCAAGCACCCCACCAACAATGGAGGAACACCATTTGGGTATTGCTATCATTGGCAATATGAGCAGGGCATGTCCCCAAATGAGGTAGACGGCAATGATTTTTGCAGTTATGGGGAGCGAAAGGTGGATGAAAATGGAAGAACTTAACGGCTACACCCCACCTGCCAGCTTGAATTTAAGCGACTTCCAGGATGCTATCGGAGATGCCGTAGTACAGGCGATTATAAAAATTGGTATCCGGGTGAATCGGGAAGAACTTCTGAAAGCTCTGAAATATGACAGAGACAGGAAAAATAAGGAATTGGAGGTACATGAATAATGGCAGAACAGAATTTCAAATTTGATGATGCGTTACTTATGAAGACTGCACGCGAGATGCTTGCAAAAAAATTGACCGAAACAGTGAAAGAGGTCGCCAAGTCGGGGGAATGGGAGATAACCACCATCGAGCAGGAAGAATCTGACCCGGAAAAGATTCTCCGGAGGATGTTTGCAAAATACGCCTACGGCAACGTTCCGGAGTGGTTCGCTTCTGCGGTATCTGCGACGTCCTATGTGCTGTCTGTGGACAAGGGAAAGGGGATTGAGTGTATTTCCGTCTTGCACACGGCAACGGAACGGGCACCGGCTGAAATTCGGATGACGGCGCAGACAAAGTTGCTTATGATATGCCAAGAAACCGGGATGCTCGACGGGGCTGTGAGATTTCCTGTTCTCTAGGGGAGCAACATGGAGTACAAGGATAGCAGGAAGCATTGCGTTGGGTGTTGGTATTTCTTCGGATATTATGAAGGCAGCCGGTGCTGCAATTACATATTCGTCCACGGGGAAAAGCGGCCTTGCCCGCCTGGGAAGGATTGCACCGAAAGGAGGGCGAAAACGAAAAACAGGAGACGGAATTTAATATTATAGCTTTATCTCTGTATAGTATATATTAAATATAATCTTATATCTTGTGTGTATTGTGTATATCTATACAGAGATTTAATAAAATACACAAGGAGGAACGGAATGAACTGGAAGTATGAGGCCATTGAAAAGCTAAAGGAGTACAGTGCAAAGAGGCAGGCCCTGAACAGTATTCCCGAAGAAATGGCGCGGCTGGAATCCGCTATGCAGAGTATCCGAAGCGCCACGGCTGACGGTACGCCGGTAAGCGGCGGTGGCTCCGGCCGGGAAGATGCGATGCTATCGAATATCGTTCACCGTGAGGAACTGGCGCGGTCGCTGGAACAGGCGAGGAAATGGGTGTCGCTTGTGGATTCCGGGCTTGAATCGCTTAGCGCCGATGAAAAGAAGATACTGAGCAGATTCTACATAAGCCCGGCTAGAGGCAACGTCGATGCCCTGTGTGAAGAACTTGGAGTGGAAAAAGCTCAGGTTTACCGCCGCCGGGATTCAGCACTACGACATTTCACGCTATGCCTGTATGGGCAGACTGAAAGCTGAAAAATGAGAAAAAAATGAGACGATTTTTCAGTTTGAATGTGCTATACTGGTAAAAAAGAAAAAGCGCAAGAGGCTTGGGATTGTTCCTGAGCCTCTTTTTGCATGGCGCGGTAGATAACGAGTTGGGCGCTCTCTCCCCAACAGAAGGCCGTTTGAATCGGCCTCGCGCCATATATATCGCCGATGGCCTCCCTATCGGCGCAGCGGGCGCTTTTCGGTGAAGTATGCCCCAAATGCCCACGGGTGGGAAACCGAGTTCAAAAAACATTTTAATCAACAGGAAGGATTGATAGTAATGTTTGTAGAAATCGCAAAGGTCGGGAAGCAAGAGCGCCCTACAGTAACAAGCCTTGATGTGGCGGAGACGTTCGGGAAACTGCATCAGCACGTTCTCAGAGACATTCGCGAACTTGGATGCAGTGAGGAATTTCGGCTGTCCAATTTTGGACAGTCGAGCTATGAGAACGCGCAAGGACACAAGCAGCCGATGTTCATCATAACCCGCGACGGGTTCACCCTATTGGCCATGGGTTATACTGGCGAACTTGCTATGAAGTTCAAGGAAGCGTATATCAAGCAGTTCAACGCTATGGAAGCCGCCTTGCAAGGCAAGCTGATCGAGCGCGAAAAAGGGATTGCCGTTCGTCAGGCGTTGACCAAAGCGCTACAGCAGTCCAGAGAGGACGAGCGGATGCACGGCCATGCGTATTCCAATTACACGAATTGCATCTACAGGGCGTTGTTCGGGAAAGACGCGGCGCAGCTTCGCCGGGATTATGGGCTTGGCGCAAAGGACAATCTTCGGGACGCATTTCCGCAGGAAGAACTTGCCGCTGTGCAGTCCATGGAGCGCCTTGTGAGCGGCCTTGTTGACTGCGGATGGGAATATGCGCAAATTAAAGAATTTATCGGAAAGACCAATTCAAGATTGGCTATTTCCGCATGATGAGCAACTGGTAAGCTACTTTGCCGAGTTGCTTTTTTATTATCCTGAATGAGAGGTGGTGCTATGGCTGCAAGGATTACAGATCGGAAGAAAAAAAGAATAATCGCCGACTGGATAGAAATGCAGTCGTACAGCGCCGTTGCAAAAAAGCATGGCGTAACTCACCAGACTGTGAAAAGGATTGTCAGCGCTTCACCGGATATCGCCCAAAAAGTGCAGGAAAAAAAAGAAGAGAATACCGCCGACATGATGGCGTACATGGAATCACAAAAAAAGGCGATGCAAGAAGCAATCACCTTGCATCTGAAAGCGCTCACAGACCCCGAAAAGATTTCAGCCGCAACATTAAGCCAGATTGCAACATCTTTCGGAATTATTGTCGATAAGGCCACAAGAAACACGGCAAGCGGCAATGATAGTCTCAATAAGCTGGATGGGCTAATTAAGGAGTTTAGAGATGCTATTAAGCCCGAAACAGATTGAATTTGCAAGGTATGGGAATCACCGATGGAATTTCAAGGGCGGCGCGACCCGAAGCGGGAAAACATACCTTGATTTCAAATGGATTATTCCCATGCGGATTCGAGAACGAGCCGGGAAAGATGGGCTTTCCGTTATTTTGGGCGTTACAAAATCCACAATAGAGCGAAACGTGCTAGAGCCTATGCGGAATCTGTACGGGGATAAACTTGTTGGGGCAATTTCCAGCGATAATACAGCATGGATTTTTGGCGAGAAGTGTTATTGCCTTGGCGCGGAAAAAGTGTCTCAAGTATCGAAGATTCGCGGCGCGTCTATCAAGTATTGCTACGGCGACGAGGTCGCGGACTGGTCGGAGGAAGTTTTTGCCCTCCTGAAAAGCCGGCTTGATAAGGAGTATTCCTGCTTCGATGGCACATACAATCCACAGTATCCCAACCACTGGCTTAAGAGATTCCTTGATAGTGATGCCGATATTTTCAGCCAAGAATACACAATAGACGATAATCCATTTTTACCCCCCGCTTTTGTTGAAAATCTGAAAAAAGAATATGCCGGAACGGTGTTCTATGATAGGTACATTCTGGGGAAATGGACGCTGGCAGAGGGGCTTGTATATGATTTTTCCGAAGCGAATATCACGGATGACGTGCCGGAATTCGCGGATTATTACATAAGCATCGACTACGGCACCCTGAATCCGTTTTCATGCGGATTATGGGCTGTGAATGGTAATAAGGCGGTAAGAATCAAAGAGTATTACTACGATGGAAGAGCCAACTATAAGCAGCTCACAGACGAGGAATATTGCGACGCTGTGGAGAGCCTGACGGGCGGCTACGAAATCAAGAGGGCGGTTATTGATCCCTCGGCGGCTTCTTTCATTACCGCCCTGAAACGCCGTGGATTCCGCGTCCAGCAGGCAGACAACGCCGTTCTTGATGGCATTCGGCGCACGGCGGTATATCTCAAGAACGGGAATATAAAAATTCACAGGTGTTGCACGGATTCCATTCGGGAGTTCGGGCTATACCGGTGGGACGATAGGAAAACGGAGGACGCGGTAGTGAAAGATAACGATCACGCTATGGATGATATCAGGTACTTTTGCAACACCATTATGAAATACAAAGTGGAGAAGAAAAACAAGATTTCACCCGCCGCTGCGTTGCTGTTGTGATTTTGCGAGATTTCTGCTATTGGAGAAAATTCATGAAAATTTATCAAGATTTGGAAGAAGCCATTGCAAAGGGAACTACTGGGGAATTCATACGTGATGCAGTGCGGGAGCACCAGAGCAGCAAGGCGTACAAAGATGCCGCTGATGGTATGGCGTACTATAATAAGCACAATATCACCATTGAGAAATTCCAGAAGTTCCTTTTTACCTTATCCGGGAACAAAACTCCTGATATTTGGAGCAGCGACTACCGGCTTAAAACGCTAACGTTTCGGCGGCTGGTGACGCAGGAAGTGGGATATATTTGCGCTAATGGCGTAAGCATGGACGAAAAGGAAAAGCTGGGCGCGGACTTCGACAATAAGCTGCAAACGGCGGCAAAATTGGCACTGGCGCAGGGCGTTTCCTACGGCTATTGGAATCTCGATCATCTGGAAGTGTTTTCATTCGCCGATACTCCCGGAAATCCGGGATTTGTCCCGCTGCTGGATGAAAAAACGTCGGAGCTGATGGCCGGTATTCGGTACTGGTTCCGGGAGACCGGACGAAAAACTGTTTTCCGGGCTACGCTTTACGAGTTGGACGGCGTGAGCGAATGGAGCGCCGAGGGAAGCGACGACGCGCAGCCCATGGCCGAGAAACGCGCATACATCCACAAGGAGCTGAGGAACGATCTAGGCGTTGTGGATGTGTGCGACGAGAACTACACCCGCCTGCCTATTGCGGTACTGTATGGCAACGATACCCACGAAAGCGAACTCGTTGGGTTGCGTGGCTCCATAGACTGCTATGATTTTATCAAATCCGGGTTCGCCAACCAAATTGACGATACCAGCGGAATTTACTGGATTCTGCACAATACCGGCGCTATGGACGATACGGATTTGGCACAGTTCATCCAGAGAATGAAGAGCGTAAAGGCGAATGTGGTAGATAGTTCCGCTGAAACGGCGGCAGAAGCTCACACCCTTGACGTTCCCGTAGAAGCCCGGAAAACCATGCTGGATATTTTGCGGCGCGACCTGTACGAAGATGCCCAGATGCTTGACGTGACGGCTCTGGCGGGCGCTGAGAAAACGGCTACAGAGATTTCGGCGGCTTATCAGCCGCAGGACAATAAATGCGCCGATTTCGAATATTTCTTGATAGATTTCATTCGGCAGATTTGCGCAGTGGCTGGGATTGCCAACCCGGAACCGGCTTTTAGCTGGAATAAAGTTATCAATCAAGCAGAGGAAACCAATATGGTGCTTGCGGCAGCTGCGTTCCTTGATGATGAAACGGTTCTGAAACACCTCCCGTGGATTTTGCCGGAGGAAGTGCCGGAAATCCTGAAAAGGAAAGCAGACGCTGACATAAATACGGTTTACGGCGGTGATGAGGATGGCCAGACCGAATGAAGCCGATAGAGGAACCGATAGGGCGCTTGCCGACTTGGAGCGCCGCATTAACTCCGTATATTCTAAGGCGGCTAAAGAACTGCAAGAGGAAATAGATGCCTTTTTCAAGCACTTTGCTGATCAGGATAAGAAGATGCAGGACTTGATAGGCCAGAAGCGCAACGGTAAGGAGTGGACTGAAAAGGACTACCAACAATGGCGGCTGAACCAGATGGGGCGCGGGGCGCGGTTGGAAGCGCTTCGCGACAAACTGGCCGAACGTGCGACGGAAGCAAAAGAGGTGGCGCTTGCCTATGTGAACGACGCTACGCCTGGAATCTACTCCCTGAATCGGAATTACACCGCTTACACCATCGAGAGCGTTTACCCAAGTGCAGATTTTACGCTTTTTGACGAGCAGACCGTAAAGCGCTTAATTGTGGAGCAGCCGGACGTAATGCCATACTACCCCGAAAGGCTGGCGCTAAAGCGGGGCATTGATTTGGCTTTTGGCAAGCAGCAGATTACAGCAAGCGTTACAGGCTCCATTTTGCAAGGCAGAAGTATCAAGCAGATATCCGATGATTTGCAGTCCAGAATCGTCACAATGAGCCGTGTAAGCGCTATTCGAGCGGCAAGAACGGCAGTTACCGCCGCACAGAATGCCGGTAGAATGGACAGCTACGCCGCCGCTGACGAAATGTGGGGCATTAAATCCAAGAAAAAGTGGGTAGCCACAAAGGATTTGCGCACCCGCCACGATCACGGTATGGCAGACAATCAGATTGTGGACTACGATCAGCCGTTCGATGTCGGCGGCTATAAGATGATGTTCCCCGGTGATGGCTCGTTGGGAGCGCCGGGACATGAGCTGTATAATTGCCGCTGCACGGTTGTGAATGCCACTGACGACGATCTGGAAGCGGAACGCCACATGATGCGCGTGAAGAATCCCGAAACCGGGGAATATGAGCTTGTAAAGAAAAAATCGTACAAAGAATGGTACGACGAGAAGAAAGCACAGTATCCTCCGGAAAAATGGGCGGGCATGGTAAAAGCTGGCAAGAACTATCAGGCCGACCAACGGCAATATGCTGATTTTGTAAATGTTTTGGGAAATAAAGCCCCGAAAACGTTTGCAAAATTCCAAGATTTGAAGTATAATGATATTGATGGGTGGGAGACGCTCAAAACAACGAAACGGCAGACCGATGTTGTAAAGAATGCTGAGTGTATAACTACTCCGAAGAAATACACGGGATATTTCCTGAAAGATGGGGCAAAGCACGCTGACCAGTTCTTCGATGTTGGCTACACAGCAGATAATCCGCTTAAGCTGCGATACGATATGGCAAGGCAGTTTGATATGAGCAAAGCTGTGGAGTTCAAGGAATTGGGCGGCGGAGCAACTCAATTTAACATCTACATGGAGTTGGGAGTTACAAAGAAGCGGTCTTTTGTTACGGGGTGGATACAAGATACGCCGGATAGCAAACCGAGAATTGTAACCAGTTTTAGAAAGAATCGAGGTGGGGAAGCATGATTAAAGAATACGACCATGTAAAAGTCCTCAAGACAGGCGACACAGGAATTGTCGTCGATGTTCGTGATACTGGTGGCATTTTCTACCTTGTAGAACTGGACAAAAACAACGAACTATTGGACTGCAAGAGGGAAGAGATAGAAAAGCTTTGTAATTAGAATATGGCAAGGGCTGAAAGCACTGTGCAAAAATGCATGGTGCTTTTTCTATGCCAAAATCTTCCAACCAGATAAAAAAGAAGCGGGCTGGAATCCCTGCTTGTGGTGGATTATGCGTATGCGCCGCCACGAACCGCACAAGACCGGCTCTGGAAGAAGCAGAAAAGGAGTGGAAAATGAGCATTACCTTTGTGGATAACTCCGACGAAATCCTCCGCGCACTTGGTGAAGCGTGTGAGCGCGGATTGGAACGCTGCGGAGAAAAAGCTGTAGAATATGCCAAGGATTTATGCCCCGTTGATACTGGGAATTTGCGCAACAGCATTACACATACCGTGGAGGATGGGAAAAAAGCCATTGTTGGAACGCCTACCGAATACGCCATTTATCAGGAAATGGGAACGGGCAAATACGCCGAGGGAGGCGGAGGCCGTCCTACTCCGTGGAAATACCAGGACGCGCAGGGGATCTGGCATTGGACAGCTGGCAATCGGGCGCACCCGTTTATTAAGCCGTCAATCGCCGATCATCAGGGAACATACAAGAATATTCTGAAAGACGAACTTAGCAAAGGAGATTGACGTAGCGTGGATACCAGAAAAATCAACGTTCTTGGAGCTGAATACACACTTTCCGTCTGCTGCGAAGACGAAGATTCGCGGCTGGCGGGATGCGATGGATTTTGCGACGAAACCAGCAAAGAACTGGTTGTGGATAGCTACAGTAAGCAAGTCGGCGACCCAACCTGTAAGAAAAACTTACAAGTTCAAATCATGAAAAACAAGCGGCATGAGATCATTCACGCATTTCTATTTGAAAGTGGCCTTGCGGAAAACTCCGAATGGGCACAGAACGAGGAAATGGTAGATTTTTTTGCTATCCAGTTTCCCAAACTTATGGAAGTATTCAAAAACGCTGACGCGATTTGAGGGGCAATAAATGAATAATGACGAAATCATAAAGGCCATAGAGGCTATCATAAAGCGTGGGAACGATGTGGAGATACGGCGCAAGGGCGACGGCTACATAGTCCTCGAAGTAAAGAAAACAATCAAATATTCTTCTCCTGCGTAATTGGGCGCAGGAATGGGCAATCGGAGCCGAACAGTACGTATATTTTGCGTGCTGTTCGGCTCCTTTTTTGTTTATTTCGGTAAAACCCGCGAAGTATAGCGGCTTTTATATCACAGTCGTCCCCGAAGAATAGGGGCGAAGAAAGGAAGACTGAAACAATGGCATTAACTCGCAAACTTTTGAAGGGAATGGGGCTTACCGACGAACAGGTAGACACCATTATTGAAGCGCACACCGATACCGTGGACGGCCTGAAAGCCGATATCGGGAGGTACAAGGCCGACGCTGAGAAACTTCCTGGCATTCAAAAGGAATTGGATGATCTGAAAAAGGAAGACGCTGACGGCGGATACAAGGCCAAGTACGAGAAGGAAAAGAAAGACTTTCAGGATTTCAAAGACGGGGTTGCCGCCAAGGAGAGCGCCGCCGCCAAGGAAAAGGCCGCGCGGGCGTACTTCCAGAGCAAGGGCATTCCCGCCGAGAGCATGGGGCTGGTAATCCGTGGAGCGAAAGCTGAAATCGACGGCCTGAAACTGGACGGCGAAAGTATCAAAGATACCGCCGCACTGGATGGGCTGCTTTCCGGCGATTACAAGGGCTTGATCGGCAAGACTACCGCCACCGGCACCCAAACGCAGACCCCGCCTGACACCTCTGGTGGCGCAAAGAGCCGCGCTGAAATCTACAAAAAGGACGATAAAGGCCGGTATCTTTTGTCCACCGCTGAGAGGCAGGCCGCGCTTGCTGAAAGCATGGCAAGCGAAAACAAATAACTTTTTTGAAAGGAGCTGTACAAATGGCAGCAAAAGAAAACGTAACGATTTCCACACAGTTCGCCACGTCCGCGCGAGAGGTGGACTTTGTAACCCGGTTCAACGATAACTGGGACGCACTGCGCACCATTCTGGGCATTATGCGGCCTATCCGCAAGGCGCCTGGAACGAAACTGGTATCCTACAAGGCAGAGGTAGACGGCGCTTTGCAGGGCGGTGCCACCGTAGCGGAAGGCGACGAGATCCCCTTCACTAAGATGAAGGTTTCCCCCGTCACCTATGGCGATATCGAGGTGGCCAAGTATGCAAAGAGCGTTACCATCGAGAGCGTGGCCAAATACGGCGCAGAGGTCGCCGTAGAAAAGACGGACGACGCTTTCCTGGTTGCCCTGCAAAACAAGGTTTTGGGTGACTTCTACACTTTCCTGGCTACCGGCTCTCTGGCGCTGACCCCCAAGACCTGGCAGCTGGCGCTCGCACAGGCCAAGGGCAAGGTGCTTGCGAAGTTCATGGGCATGGACAAGGACGTGACCGAGGTTGTTGGTTTTGCCAACATCATGGATTTCTACGACTACCTGGGCGACAAGGAGATTACCACCCAGACCATGTTCGGCCTTACCTATGTCCAGAACTTCCTGGGCTACAACACCCTTTTCCTCCTGCCTGACAAGTACGTCGCCGCTGGTAAGGTGATTGCAACCCCGGTTGAGAACATCGACCTGTACTACGTTGACCCGAGCGACAGCGACTTTGCCAAGCTGGGGCTGAATTACACCGTGAAGGGCGAAACGAACCTGATCGGCGTACATGTCGAGGGCGACTATTCCCGGGCTACCGGCGATATGTACGCCATCATGGGCATGAAACTGTGGGCGGAGTACCTGGACGGCATCGCCGTTGCCACTGTTACCCCGGCGGGGGGTTAAGGGCGGCTCTGACGGTTGACAAACCCGCACCGGAAACCGTGGACTTTGACGGAATGACGAAAGCGCAGCTTTTGGAGTACGCCAAAGAAAACGGTATTTCCGGGGTCAGCGCCGCAATGAACAAAGCGGACATTCTGGCCGTTGTAAAGAGCCGGTAAAGGAGGGAATCACATGGGGCATGCGGTAAGCCTGTATGAGCTGCTTGTGTACCTGCGTAATTTCTTCCCCGGCTTGCACTGGCAGTTTACCGGGGAGGAAATCACCGGGAACCGGATCGTTATTCCCGGCCTTGAAACAGGCGATTACTACCTGATCGAAGGAAGCCGGAGGAATAACGGGATTCACGTGTACGGTGATGCTGATTTGCGGAACGAAACTTATACCGGAATCGTTACGGAAATCTGCGTACCTCCGGAGGTGCTGGCGATTCTGGAAGAAATCAACACATGGCAGGAGAAGAACGCTGAGGCCGTACAAAGCCCGTATCAAAGCGAATCTTTCGGCGGCTACTCATACACAAAGGCAAGCGGTTCGTCCGGCTCCGGAGAAAGCACGAGCTGGAAAACGGTGTTTGCGCCGCGCTTGCGGATATGGAGGAAGATATGAGCTTGCTTGACTACTACCTGAATAACACGTGCGCACTGATGGAAAAGAAGCGCACCCCGGATGGTGAGGGCGGCTGGGCAACGGAATGGGCACAGGGCGCGGAGTTCGACGCGGCTATTATTCTGGATACCTCCATGCAATCCAGAATCGCGGAGAAGGATGGCGTTACCAGCGTGTACACCATTACCACCCGCCGCGCGAATCCTCTTTCTTTCCATGATGTATTCAAGCGGCTTTCCGATGGTGCAATTTTCCGGGTGACGAGCAACGGGAGCGATAAGGAAGCGCCAACCGTTGGCACTTTGGATATGTGCCAAGTCACCGCCGAGAAATGGGAGCTGACAAAATGACGGCAACAGAAGCGCTCTACAAGTTTTTTTCCGGCTTTAATCTCCCCGCGTATCCGGATACAGCGGTACCGAGCGACACCGTAATGCCCTACCTTACCTATTCCGTCTCCGTCGGCGGGTGGGGCGATATGGCGAACTCGCTGACGGTAAAACTGTGGTATCACACGGAGAAGGAGGCAGAGCCGAACGCCAAGGCAGAGGAAATTTCCCGCACGATAGGGCGTGGAGGCATTCAGCTGCCTTGTGATACCGGCACAGTTTGGCTTATGCGCGGTGAGCCGTGGTGCATCAATTCCACATTTGAATCAGATCAATCCATCAAATTCCTTTTCTACAATAGTGAAATTCTGGGGAAGTCCGCACATATATGCTTTCATTTTCCCTTTCTCTAATCTATAAACTATTTTGTCCAAAATGTCAAGCACACCTTGACCTGTAGCCTTGCCATAAGCCTCTTTTAATGTCCATATTCTGAAGAATCTTTGATCACTATCGCACTCTTTAATCCATTCTGCTTCAGATATGTCAAAGAAGCGTTTTGCCAGATTCTGTCTACCTTTGCGGGCTTTTTCAATATCAATTCCTACCGGTCTGTCGCCTATCACGCACGCTACATAATTAGACGAATGTGAAATATTGAAAAAAATTTCACGATTTGACAAAAAATAAGGTTTTCCTTGCGAATTATATGCTATTTCATAATCAAAGTACGGATTATTCGCTTCAATCAAAGAAATAATATCCACCTTCTCATATAGATTTTCATCTGTTTTATAATCTCTTTCTTCTGTTTTTATAGACCATTTTCCTACCGCATAATTAAGAAGTAGGCCTGCCGTCACGGTTTGCAGCTTATTTTCACGCATTTTCATCTTATCAGCCTTAGTTTTCCTGTATTCCGGAATA